AGGGGATTTTTGGCTATGGGTAACCCGCCCGTTCAAGGGAAACGCAATGATATAGAAATTGCAAAAGAAGCGCTAGAAAATAACGCAAATATGCGGGATATTATCATAAACGCTAAATCAAATCAAGTGATACAATTCGCACAGAAACATTTAACATATTTCGAGAAAAAGAGAAATTGGAAACCAGAAATCTGGTGGCTCTATGGACCAACAGGTACAGGGAAATCTCATAAAGCACATCAAATGGCTGGGCCTGATGCGCACCACCAAGTAAAAACTATTAAATGGTGGGATGGCTACGACGCACACGAAAATGTAATAATCGACGAAATTAGAGGAGACTTTAGTACATATAGCGATATGTTAACTCTACTGGATAAATATCCATTCAGAATCGAAGTAAAAGGCGGGCACAGACAATTTTTAGGAAAAAAAATATGGATTACAAGTAATAAGCACCCATCCAGAATATTTAAAGGATGTGGTGAAAACTTAGATCAACTGGTTAGAAGGGTGGACCATATTATCAGAATGAGACGCAGGTGGATTCCACATGCAGAATTGATCAAAGAATATTGGAGAAATAAAATTACACAGAAGTAAATTACACAGAAGTCGTTAAGGTAATACTATTCTTAACGACTTTTGAATCTTAATAAACATATAGTCCACCCTCCTTTCGGAGGGATGAGCACGAGTGGACTATATGAAATTACATGTCAAATATTGTAAGAGACATGGGTGGACTGTTGGCGGCAGAGCCGCCTTATTTATTATACTATAGGGGCGTTCGGACGTCAAGACGTCCTCTCTCTTCGATCGAGGACTAGCGCGCGATGCTGAACTGGGCCAATTCGCGTCTGAGCTAAAGCTCAGCCGGCTTAAGTTTCTCGAAAATATGTTCTCGCACTTAACATTTGGAGATTCGGTGATAACAATAAATTAACAGGTGATGGAGGAGTTGTGGTCGGATTATTCATAATGAATTGGGCAGACTCGGCATAAGATATTTCAGATGGAACAGCAACGAAATATACAAGTAAATTATAATTAACCGGATCAACTGCGACCTGGGGTACAACAGCTGGATCTGGTGGCGGATAAACAAGTTTTTTATTAACTTTTATCTTGATATCAAACCATTTTGATGGATGTAACCAATCAAATTGCAGAGTTGAAGAGTGGACTATCTTGAAACGATTATTTGTATAATTACGTAAACAAGAATCCAAACCAAGAGTTTGCAAAGTATTATTAGCTGTAAGACCTTCTTCGACCATCAAACCCTGTAACGGATTCATGGGTTGTGGCGGAAGTGGATTTGGTTCATAAATACCAGTTGTAGCATCAATTGTTGATGGCCTTTTATCTTGTAAAACAAGAATATGTACACGAGATTGACACGCAGCGCGAATACTTGATGCGCGATCTTGAGGATAATTAAAATGATCAGTACCAGAAACAGGGTCAGTAAATCCATACATACAAGAAGCAGTTACATCAGCAGGAGCGGGACGGATCCCTAGAATACGACCACGAAGACGTACTTGAGTACAGAAAACCTCCATACCCTCGCGTGTATTACGCTCTGTACCACGAGAAGACCCGGACGCGGGTGGGATTGTACCATCACCCTGACGAGGTTGAATGGCTAACATATCCGAAAATGATTCATTTGTCAATGTACCATCACTAACACCAACTCTATTAATTGGCTGTCCTGTTGAACGAGAATTAACATAATCATAGTGTTTTTTAGCAGAAATTTCCAGACGCTTTACGCGTTTTGCTAAAGTAAGCCGACGATGGCGGGTCCGACTAAGACTCACATTAGAAGTTTTCGATCTAGCAGAACGGTATGTTTTATTAGTTTTACGTGATTTATAACGGCGCCAGGCGCGCCCTATACGGCCAGAAGCACGCGAAGCTCTACGCTTATTTCGGTATGCATATCTACGGGGTTTTCTCCAACGAGGCATTATGCTAAATATATAGAATTTAATATTTATATATATATTAATAAATATACTTAAAGAATTACACACTTATTGTGTATAATGAGCAAGTCACGTCACAGATCATGGGTATTTACCCAATTTATTAAATTAATCGAATTTACTAACGCTGTGGAAGCAGCAAATCATATATCTGAACAAGAACACATTTCAAATATTAAAGAAAAATTTGAATATATTATATATGGAAACGAAACGTGTCCAACAACAGGAAAAAAGCACCTCCAAGGGTACTGTCATTTCAAAAACGGAAAAAGTAGGTCAGCTGTCAAAAAACTGTTTGCCGATAATGCTATCCATCTGGAAGTTGCTAAAGGAAGTGTTGCGCAAAACATAAAATATTGCTCAAAAGGAGGGGATTTTTGGCTATGGGTAACCCGCCCGTTCAAGGGAAACGCAATGATATAGAAATTGCAAAAGAAGCGCTAGAAAATAACGCAAAT